TCATGATAGCACGTTAGCCCCTCTTTTTTATTATTTTAAATTACTACCCAATGAAGCTGATTTTAAAAACAGTGAGATGTTGCCATTTGGGGCGAGAATCGAAATAGTAATAGATTATCATAAGAATATTATGCTATTTTTAAATGGCAAATATATTAAAAATATTTAATCGATTGTTTCCATAGTAGATTGTTCCGCAACCGACTCAATCGGTTCTGATTCTACACATTGGGTTTCATTTACGTCTAATCCTGCACTTAATATATGATGTATTCTTGAAGCAAACTGATTAGGATCATCGAGACTAAATCCAGATGTAAGTAGAGATGATTCATACAATAACCATATAAAATCACGTTTTGACGATTCATTATCACATTTTACTAGACCTTTAATTAGGTTATGTTTAGGATTGATTTCCATTATTTTCTTAGAACCCATTTGAAAACTCATATTATGATTTGAAAGTGCCTGAGCCTTCATAATCCTTTCCATATTAGCAGACCAACCATATCCTGATGTGACTAAACAACATGGGGAACTTACAATACGTTCAGAACAAACCGCTTTTTCTATTTTATCACCAAGGGTTTCTTTAAATAATTTACAAAGTGCTTCTGTCTCCTTTTTTAAATCTTCAAAAGTTTGACGTTCTTCTTCAGTCTCTTCAAAAGTTAGATTATCTTTTGTTACACACATTAATTTTTTACCATCAAACTCTTTTACTTGTTGAACCATATATTCATCAATAGGGTCAACTAAATATAAAACTTCAAAATTCTTTGATTTTAATTTTTCTAAAAAAGGGGCATTTTCAACTGATTTAATCGATTCACCCGTAATATAGTATATATCTTTTTGAGTCTCAGGCATTCGTGAAATGTAGTCTTTAAGTGATGTGCCAAGACCTTCTTGTGAATAGGTAGAATGAAATCGCAATAGTTCAATTAATTTGGTTCTATTTTGTTCATCTTCGTGAATTCCTAATTTAATATTTTTATTAAATTGTTCATAAAATACTTTGTAATCCTCCTCTTTTTCAGCAATTTGAAAAAAAGTGTCTATACATTTTTTAATCACATTTTTTCGCATTACTTTTAAGATTTTATTTTGTTGTAAAATTTCACGAGAAATATTGAGTGGTAAATCTTCAGAATCAACGATACCCTTTACAAATGATAGCCACTCAGGACATAACTCCTCACAATTATCCGTAATAAATACACGTCTAACATACAACTTAAGATTTGATTGTTTTTTCTTTTTTTCAAATAAATCAAAAGGTGCTCTTTTAGGAACATATATAATACTTTTAAATTCCAGTTGACCTTCCACATTAAAATGTTTATATGCCAATGGTTCTTCCCAGTCATTTGAAATAGATTTATAAAAAGTATCATATTCTTCACGTGTTACATTTTCTGGATTTCTTGTCCATATTGGCTTTTGTTTATTAGTAAGGGACCAATCATATGAAACCTGTTTTACTTTTTTTGTTTTTTTAGGTTTAGAGGTCTCTTCATTTACTTCTTCAATGGTTGGTTCTTCCCCTTCAGGTTTTTCACCTTCTGGTTCTTCATCATCAGTAACTTCTTTTTCTTCGGTTTTTTCACACCACAATGAAATAGGGTAATTAATGAATTCAGAATGAGTTTTAATTAAATCACGCAGTTTTTGTTCCTCTAAAATATGAAGTTGATCTTCTTTAAAATGTAGTGTAATTTTTGTTCCACGACCTAATTGTTCACCAAGTGTATCTTTTCGGATGGTAAATGTTCCACCAGCAGTAGATTCCCAAATATATTGTTCATCATCATTATTTTTTGACGTTACAGATACTTTATCTGCTACTAGATATGCTGAATAAAATCCAACTCCAAACTGACCTATACATGATAAGTCTGCGCCACTTGAAACCGCCTCCATAAATGTTTTTGTTCCAGATTGAGCAATTGTTCCTAAAAGTTGAATCAAATCATTTTTGGTCATACCAACACCACTGTCAATGATACTTAATGTTTTATCAGTTTTATTAGGTACGAGATGAATATATAATTCTTTATTTGTTTCTAATACAGACTGGTCTGTTAAGCTAGAATATCTAATTTTATCAAGAGCATCAGACGCATTAGATACTAACTCTCTGAGAAAAATCTCTTTATTACTATAAAATGTATTAATAATTAAAGACATGAGTTGATTAATTTCTGCTTGAAAAGCAAATGTTTCGACGTTTTCCATAATATCAGGCTATAATACTAATTGCGAGTCTTATTTCTAAATCATTTTATATTTTTAAAAAAATTGAAAATTATTTTAAAAATATAGTATATGAAAAATAAGAAGTATGCGTAATTTAATATTCCTATTAGATGAACTAATAAAATTAATTCCGTGTGATAATGACCATGAAATATTTAAAAATAATATGATTAAAGTAAGAGATCAAGCTTCTTTTACCGCTCCTGAACAGATTATAAAAAAATGGAATGAGGCTCAATATGAAATTTCACGCTTTTTTGAAGGTATGGATAAATTACCAGAATGGGCAGTTCAATTTGTTAATTTATGGACAAATAGACAAGATAAATAAAACTATTTTTATAACTACATAAAAAATATTATTATTCTAATTATAATATAATGGAGAATAAACAGTGTTATAAGTGCTTAAAATTATTAACAAGGATTGAAAGTAATAGTGGTAGTATGTGTTCAGTGTGTCATAGTAAAATGTTAGAAAAATATAAGAAAGATGTAAAAGAAATGGGAGAATGTTGTGATTACAATGGACAACTTTATTGGTTTTAACTTCTTAAATCTCTCATCATAGTATCGTAAATTTGGCGATAATTTGTAATTAAACTTTTTTCAGCTTTATCAATAATTTGTTTATCTTCAACTTTATCTTTATAGAAAGCCCACATTGGCATTACTCTTTTACTGTCACCAACTGAACCAATTACTCCATCAAACCGAGCTCCATAACATTTACAAAGAACAAATAATATCATTGGTTCACAAATACTATTATCAGCAAAGTCTGTTATATGTATAACCATATTCCCCCCAATTTGTAAATGATTCCAAGCATTTAATAGACTGCGAAAAAGGAATCCTGTTATCCATTGTTCTAATCCTTGATATTTACTAATGGATTGGGATGCCTCTTTATCATTTGTATCATAGATTTCTAGATTAAAATAAGGCGGACTCGTAAAAATAAGGTCAAATAGTTCACTACCTAAATTGGCTGACTCAAAAGGTTCATATCTGATTTCAAAATTTGTAGTTCCTGACTTCATATGTTTAGCAAAAGTATCAAGTATTTCATTATGTCCTTGAACTAATTTTTTATTTGGGTCATATGCTAAATATCTTTCAGCATGATGTCCAATTGCTGCGATTAGACGATCACCCCAACCAGCGCTAATATCCAGTATTCTACGAGCATTATAATAAATATAAACGGCTGTAGCACATGTTATTTTGAAATTAGTTGCTTCATATTTTTTTCCCCAAAGAATCTCACGTATTTGAAAACTATCTACCGTTCCAGTTTTATCAATACATTCTGTTACTAATTCTGCTTTATGTGTATTAAAGTATTCAATTGGGGTTTGTTCTTTATCATGTCGTTTCGCATCAACACGCGCATATTCTGTCATCAAATCAGTTAAACGGTCAATATTGTTGTAATCATTTTCTTGTTGAATAAATGACATATATCTATTCTTGAATTTATTTGTTTTAAGTTCCCGGTCTAACCACCTGATTCCGACAATATTTAAATAATCATTTGAAATGATTGGTTTATATTGTATTACATTTCTAAACAAATGATATGGCTTATTATAAAAATATTTCAAAAATGGATAAGTAATGGTAGATTCGGCTACAGCTTTAACCAGTTCTTCCCTACTCATTTTAGATACATCTTCTGCCGGAATAGAGATTACATTATTATTGTGTGATAAATATTTAGTTATATCAATCATAGTTATATATATATTATTATTTTAATTATAATTATATCAATTTTATTTTATAATTATAATTATTCAATACTATTGGTGTAATCATTGTGATTGTGATAGGTGTGCCAATAATATTCAAATATTACTTTTGTTACATAAATAAAACTCAAATTATTGTAATTGATTGGTCCTATAAACCAATTATATAATAATACTTCCTTAAATAAATCCGGACAAATAATTAATGGAATAGTTTGTAAAAGTAAAAAGAATAATGAAATTCCAAGAATACGTAATAAAATAATCAATATATATAATGGACTTAGACCTAAGTAAAAATATAATAATATATATGTAAGTATATCAATCACTTTGTCAGTAGACTGATATTTATAACTTTTACACATTTTAATATAATTCATTATTTTATCTCTTCGAGCTACAATTTTACTTGTCCAACAATCCGTAAAATCAGTTAAAAATATTGCGATTGTTTTCATTCGATAATCAATTGGTAAAAGTAATATTACTAAAGTTAAAGTAATACGGAAAATAATGCCTGTAGATATATACTTAGCAAATGCCATATATATTATTAGAGTTTAAATAAAATTGATTTAAAGAATAATGAAATAATAAAGATATAACGTATATAAAGGAAAATAATGTCAAAAAAACAGACAAATAATCATTCCAGAATACCATTAACTAAAGAAGGCATTCAACAATTATTAGTTGAAAAGACAAGTTATTTAACAAAACGTGGATATGCGATATTTAAAGAACAATATGATATACCATTTTTAGAAAATTTGCGAAAGCAGCTCACGGCAATTCCATTTTCCACTGAAGATTTCGGTGCGCCGGCTCGTAGTTTTCCAGTTTATTTAGAAAGTCCAAAAAAAATATATATTCCTAAACATTTTGCGTTTAAACATATAGGTATGCCTTATAGTATTCATACAAAGGAACCATCAAAAACAAAACTTGAATTTTGTGGTAGTGTTCGTGAAAATCAATTAATACCTATTGAAAAATTTTTAAAAAGTTGTAATATTGGAGGTGATTATACAACTGAGAGCTTATTACATTATAGTTATGGAGGAATAATTAGTTTACCATGTGGTTGGGGTAAAACCGTTATAGCGCTTTATATTGCTGTAAAATTAGAAGTAAAAACATTAATCATAGTACACAAAGAATTTTTAGTGAATCAATGGAAAGAACGTATTGAACAATTTATTCCAAATGCGAAAATCGGAACAATCCAGCAAAATAAGATGGATGTTATCGGAAAAGATATTGTTATTGGTATGTTACAAAGTATAAGTCTAAAAGATTATCCAGACTGGATTTTTGATGATTTTGGACTGACTATTGTAGATGAATGTCATCATATTTCAAGTGAAGTATTTTCTAGAGCTCTTCCTAAAATAAATTCTAAGTACACATTAGCACTATCAGCTACACCCAAACGTAAAGATCGTTTAGAATGTGTAATGGAATGGTATTTAGGTCCATATATATATATTGTTCAACAACAAAATACGAAACAAGTGAGAGTAAATATGATATATTACTATAATAATAATGCGTTATATAGTGGAATGGAATATTTACCAAATGGAAAACCGTGCATAGCTCGTATGACAAATAATATAACAGAATTTAATAGAAGAAATGAATTAATTTTAGAAATATTACGTAGATGTGTTCAACCCGAGGAAAGTCATATATTAGCTTTAAGTGATAGAAGAGAACATTTGCGTTATTTACATGATTCACTAGAAGAACGTAATACATCAACTATTGGTTACTATGTCGGTGGAATGAAGGAGAAAGAACTAAAAGAATCTGAGAGTAAAAAAATAATGTTGAGCACATATACAATGAGTAGTGAGGCCCTAGATGTTGCTACACTAAATACATTGATATTAATGACTAGTCATAGTGGAGGTAGCGTTCATACTCAAAGTTGTGGACGAATTTTACGAAAAACGCATGGAGATATTATTCCTACGGTATGGGATATAGTAGATGATTTTTGTGTGTATAAAAATCAGGCAAAAAAAAGACTTGAATATTATAAAAAACAGAATTATGAAATTTATAAAGTAATAATACATGATACCGATGATACACCTATTCAAGTAATGATAAATAAATTAGATTTACTTGAACCGGTTGAAAATAAGAAAAAACGTCTTGAACTAAAAGCAGAAGAATATGAAAATAAAAAATGTTTACTTGATGATGTTGATTATTAGTTCGAACAATTATAAATAGGATTACCTAAAAATATTTTTTCAAATTGTTTATCTAATTGAACTCCTTTTATTACATCAATAATTTTTAAAAAAGTAGGATAAAAATCAATATCTTGTTTTTTTGACAATATTCGAATGTAGTCATAAAATTCTATATCATTATTAAATTTTTTCAAATGAATACCACTTAACATCATTATATTTCGATCGATTACCGTATTCCAATGGATTAAACCTAATTTTGAACCATATAACTGATTTATTTCGTAATCCTGTAATTTAAAAAAATGTATAAATTGAATAATATAGTCACTTAACATATTATATATAATTACAAATAAATAAAAAAAATGATTTATAACTCTAACTTTTGCTCGGTATTATTAATAGGTAATAATTTTTTCTTTTTAACATACTGTTTTGTTTCCGCTTTATCAAACGTAATATTGTATTTTTCAATCGCACCTTTAGGGAAAAGCTTATCTTTATAAAGATTTAATTTTTTATAACATTTACTAATGGTTACTTCACTAATTTTTGTAGCTTGATGAACTTGAACTTTTGTAATACGCATCTTTAAAATACTTGCTACTAAAAATATAGCTCCTGCTGCGATAGACGGAGGCGTATTATCATCAAATATATCTTGACGCATCGCTTCAAAAACAACAAATTGACAAATATGTTTAATATCTAAATCTATATTTAAATTACTACAAAAGCGATCAATATAATCAAATGGGTTTGTACTATTTATATGGGTCATCGTAAATTTAGATTGCTGATACATAATATCCTCATATTTCTTTTTCCCTTTAGTCATCTCGCTTACATTAATTCCGAATATTTCAGCGATTTCTTTCATCGATCTAGGAACATTATTTTTTTTACAACTAAAATATACACAATTCGCTACAATACCTTTACGATTACTACCACGACTAATTTTCTGCTCACTCACCATTTTGTAATTTGTTTTAGCATCTTCTATAATAATACCGGGAATATTTGCTTGTAAACAACGATTTTGAATATAAGTAAAAGTGTTCCAAAGACTACGTTCTTTGTATGGCATAATATTATATTGATGATATTGACGTAATTTACTAAAATCACCTCCCTTTGAACCAATAATACTACCTAAACTACTCTCGGGTAATAATGAATTAGTAGGCATTCCTACACGGTTTGGGTCTGACCCTTTTGTATCATTATCACCATAATAACGCCATTCCTGTTCCATATTTAACTTTATATCTTGTTTTACACCGCAAAAACGACATTCATAACAACCTTCCTCAATAATTAATGCCTCTTCTGAACCACAATTTGGACAAAACGTTTCATCATAAATATCTATTTCTATACTATCATCTTGTTCTATAGTATTAAACTTATTAGTTTGTTTTAAACTATATAACAAACTGGTTAATTCTAACTTATTAAAACCCATAGCTGATGTCATACTTTTCTTATTATGTTTAATAGTTTTAGTCTTTAAATACTTTTATTTAAATTTCAATTTTTATTTAAAATGAATTATGTAATATTATTGTTTATATTTAAAGTTTTTATATCTTAAAAATAATATAATGGCTCGCAAAAAAAAACACTTATCTTTAATGATGAATAATAATGAAAGTCCTATAGAAAAAAATCATAATAATCATGTTGAATTAGAATATATTGAAAAAACAGTGGTAGAACTAAGTGAAGAAGTAGATGAATCAGTGGAAGCGACTGAAGAAGATGTTAATGAATCAGTAGCAGCTACTGAAGAAGTCAAACCATCTGGTGACACTAGTGAAGAAAATCCAATTGAAACAGTCCCTAATGAAGGAGTCAACGGGGCGGAACCCACCATTGAAGAAGTAGAACAAGCCGAAGGAGACAACGGAGCGGAATCTAAGATTGAAGAAGTAGAACAAGCCGAAGTAGACAACGGGGCAGAATCTAACATTGAAGAAGTAGAACAAGACGAAGGAGACAACGGGGCAGAATCCAACATTGAAGAAGTAGAACAATCCGAAGGAGTCAATGGGGCTGAACACATCATTGAAGAAGTTCCTACTGAAGCACCTATTCAAGTAGATGAAACGCATGAAGGGGTTCAAACCAGTCCTAGAGTAGACCAAAAAGAAAGAGAACATATGAATCTTAATGTAAAAAGTGGAGAATTACCAAGTTTAGAATGTATTGATTTAGATACTAGAATTGAAATTATTCATAATGATATTCCAGTTAATAATTCAAGTATTAAAAATATTGACTATACAAATACGTTGTATAATGGTACTTATTGTAAAGTATTAGCGTGTGAAGAAATTATAAAGTATAATACTGTTGAAAAATTAATTTATAATGGTAAATTGTGTGTTAAACATACAGACCCATTAACAACTAATTTATTTTTAGGAATAGCTCAAAATGATGCTAAACCAGGAGAAATTGTGGATGTATTAACATCTGGAATATCTATAATGAATGTTCGTAATAGAATAAATCTTCCATTATTAAAACATAATAGTCAAGGTCAACTATCTATAATACGAGATAAAAATAATCAATATATCACACAATCAATATGTGTACCAATAAATAAAAATGATTTATTAGTATTATCTGGTACATCTAATGATATATTAGGGGGTCCTTTAACAAGATATTATCAGTTTAATACTTCAAATTGTAGAGGTTTATTATCTCCATATAAATCTATAGTAATAACAAATAATTTAGTATATAATATTAATTATAATGACCAAAATACAATATTACATCAAAAAGTAAGTTATGGAAATAAATTAATTCAGATTTTAGATATTAATATAGAAACGAATGAAATAACTGGATATTTACATTGATTATAATATATATATGGAAGCTGAAATTTTTTGGATTAGACACGGGGAATCAGTTGCTAATACATTTAATTATTTACATAGTCTAGTATTAGACCCAGGCTTAACAAATCTTGGAAAAAAACAGATGTTAGATTTAGCAAAAAATATAGTGAATGAAAATATAGAAATTATAATATGCAGCCCTTTACAACGTAGTATTGAAAGTGGTCAAATTATAAAAAGTTATATAGAAACAATCCATAAAAGTTCGCCTAAAATATGTGTAAGTAATACGATAAAAGAGTCGGGTTTAGGATTAGATAATATTGCTTTATATAAAACGGATAATATTATAAATAAATTAATAAATTTTTCTCCTTTTAGTTTTTATCATTCATTTTATCAATTATTAGAAAATGTAATGAAAGAAAATAAAAAGATTTTGATAATAGGACATCAAAATGTGAATAGTAAATATATTCAATTATTAACAAGTATTACTATAGAACCTATGAAAAATGGAGATATTATTAAAATCAATGTAAACAAAAATAAAGAGTATATTTTAGAAAAAATACTTAAAAAATAATAGTAATATATGTATTAACTATAATGGAAACGTGTATCATTAGTCATCTAGGAAAACAGAGTAAATATAATATTCCCGTAAGTAAATTATTAAGTTATAAAATAATTTTTCCCGGTATTCAGCGCGATTTGATGGAAGACCATGTATCAGATATTATTACATTTCAAAATGAATATAAAAATAAAAATGGTTCTTATATATTTCCGAATTGTCTTCAATTTTGTAAATTAAACAATGATATATATTGTATTGATGGTCAACATCGTTATCAGGCAATCAAAAATTTATATAATAATAATATTTTTGATTGGAGAATTGATATAGAGATTACGGAATGTCAAAATGAATTAGAAATGATTGAAATGTTTAAAATTATTAATCTAAATAAACCTATTCCGGAATTTTTAAAAACTGCCAGTGAAGTTACTATTGATTTAATAAATGAGATTAAAAATTATATTCGTAAAAATTACCCGTCATATGTTAAACCTACTGCTAAACCACAACGTCCAAATATTAATCTAGATGTTTTTATAGATGAAATGGTTAAAAAATATCCCCTTACTCATTTTAAAAATATTCATGATTTTGAGGAATGGTTTGAAAATGAAAATACAGAACAACATAAATATTTAGAATCTATTTCTAATTTAGAAGCAGTTAAGAAAGTAATACAAGCAATAAATGTAGGAACAAAAACACGTAGTGGAAAAAAATTTTACTTAGGTTGTTATTGGTTAGATACCGTTCAAAATCGTCTAGGCGCCCAAACTCGGCATAAATGTTGGCGAGCCTGGTATTCTAGTATACCTGAATCCGAAAAAAGTCCAGAAGGAGATGTTTTATGTCCATGTTGTGAAATGAATCCAATTAATCAAGGTTGTTTTGAAACGGGTCATATTGTAAGTTTTAAGAATGGCGGTTCTGATGAATTAACTAACTTGAGACCAGTTTGTAGCACTTGTAATAAATCAATGGGTATTATGAATATGGATGAATATAAATTACGATTAAAATAAAAAATATTTATTTATATATATAAAAAAAACAATTATGCCTTTTTTAAAAAGTCGTAAAAATTTAAAAAATCGCAGAGTATCAAAGCGCAAACAATTTGGCGGTGAATTATCAAAATTGTGGTGCGTTTATGTTAAAGCGAATGGACATTATTATCCAGTGTTTTTAACTAAGGATAAAAATAGAAAAGATAAATATCTTCATGAATTAAAAACAAAATATGTAGATGAAGAAACTACATTTGGAGATCATATAGCTAACGAAACTCGTGTAGCTGAACTATCACAAGATTTAAGTGTGCCATTTGATGCTTGGGATAAAGTAGGAAAAGTTTATCATGAAATAGTTCGTATGAATCTTGATGATTATGATGAAGACACCGAGGTTCCTGAACTTGAAAATATAACATATATGGTATCACGTGATGTTGATGGACTTATAACTAAAGTTACTATTGTTAAAGATAGTACAAATGAAAGTCATATAAAAGATGGAGAACAAAGTAAATTTTGGTGGGGTCATGTTCAATGGCGTATAGATAATTGGATACAAAATAATTATTGGATGAGTAATAGTTAAAAAATATTCAACTGTACTATTAAAACTTAATAATTTTATTGTATATTAAAATTATTAAGTTTAAATTATAATATACAATAGGCATTATGGATAATTTAATATATATAGATGAAATAAGCATAGATAAATGTATTATCATTTTAAATGAGCGATTTAAAAATAAAAAAATATATACCGGATTAGGAGCTGTTTTACTTTCTATTAATCCCTATGAATATTTTACTGGAAAAGATAATATATATAGTTTAGAAAATAAAGATTCTGTTCATCTTTTTAGGACAATGGAGAAGGTATATAATGGAATGATTGATGGTGAAAATCAAACAATAATTGTTTCAGGAGAAAGTGGTTCTGGTAAAACTGAAACTGTCAAACAAATTATTCATTATTTAAGCAATTATAGTAGTGTTAATAATTTATTAGAAAAAATAGAGGCATCGTGTTTAGTATTAGAAATATTTGGTAATGCATCTACTGAAAAAAATCATAATAGTAGTAGATTTGGAAAATTTATAGAATTATATTATAAAAATAAAATATGTGTGGGTATGACTACAAGTGTTTATTTACTTGAAAAACCTCGTGTTTTATGTAAAGATAGTATTGGAAAATTTCATGTATTTAATCGAGATAATATAGAAATTAAATTCGTATTAGAAAAAGCTGGATTCAGTAATCAGCAAATTGATTTTGTTATTAAAATAGTTGAATTAGTTCGCGAAATAATTCAATTAGAATATGGAACTTCATATAATCCTATATATAAAGAACTACTTACCAAAAAAAATATGAATATACAAGATGAACAAATAGAGAAAATATATAATGAATTGGAATTTAAAGAATTACGTGATAATTTAGCTATGAAATTATATGAATTTTTATTTTTATGGTTAGTCGAACAAATGAATATATTTTATAAAACGGTAGAAACCACTAATCTATTAAAAATTGGTATCTTAGATATTTTTGGTTTTGAAAATTTAAAAAAAAATAGTCTAGAACAACTTTGTATCAATTATGCTAATGAAATTTTACAAGGACTATTAAATAAGATATTAATTGAAGATAAAATGAAATTATATAAAGAGGAAGCAATATCTATTGAAAGTATTATACCTGTTTTAAATTATGAGCAAATTGATTTAATTGAACGTATTTTTATAACATTAGATGAAGAGTGTATGTTACCTAAAGGTAATAGTCGTGGATTTATTCAAAAATTAAATTTATTATTTACTACAAATCCGTTTTATTCAACACAAAAAGTATCCCTTGAAAAATGTTTTGAAATTGAACATTATGCTGGTAAAATTGAATATAATGTCAGTCAATTTTTACAATCGAATCAGGACCGATTAAATTTAGATATAGATAATTTTATTGGAAATCTTTTTTTAGAAGTAGGGTTAAATAATAAAAAAAAACGTGGTGTTGGTAAATTAAAAATACATTCTATTACAAATCAGTTTAAAAATAATTTAGATGAATTTTTACAAAATGTCAAAAAAAGCAATCTACATTTTATAAAATGTATTAAACCAAATAATAATGAAAAACCAATGGAATTTATTAGTAGTATTGTGAAAGAACAACTAGTATATAATGGTGTAATTCAATTAATAACTATATTTAAACAAGGTTATAGTTATCATTTTAGTAGAGATACATTTTATAATCAATATGGGGATTATGTTTTAGATAGTGATAAAGATTATATTATTGGTAAAAGTCGCATATTTTTAACGGAAGAATATTATAAAACAATAAAATATAGATATCATTTAAAACGAATAGAAAGTCTATTGATTTTACAAAAATATAGTCGTTGTATTATTCAAATAAATAAATATAATCATATTAAAATCGCATTACTTCAGTTAGAAAATACATTATGGTCTAGATTATTACAAAATGATTATCATATGAATCGTAGTGCATTTCGAATACAAAGATTTTTTAAATACATACAATCTAAATTAGAAATACAAAAAAAACAAGCCGGACAAATAATATGTAATTATGTAAAAGGGAAATGTTTAGCATATCAATATATTAGATTCACTAATAAAATATATAAATTACTAGGAATATTAAAAAAAAATAGTAATGTTAGTACATATTTGAAAATGAAAAATGCTACAATAAAAATACAATTATGGTGGAAAAATTATATGATGAAAAAAAATGATTTAAAAAAACAAAATAAATATCTAGAAGAGCAACTATATCAACGTGACCGTAAAATAATAATTATGGAACATCGTATACTTGAATTGGAGCGAAGATTAAGTAGATCATTAATTTTAGATAAGAATATAATTCATGAACGTGACCATAATATAATATCATTAAAAAAAGATATAGAATGTTATCAAAAAAACATTGCTGAAAGATTAAGGGATAAATTAGATTTAATGGAAATCATTGATAAATTAAAAATAGAAAATCGTATATTAGTTCATCAAATATCTTATCTTAAAAATAAAAATGATTTAGGATGGATTACGCGTTTTTTTAAATAGATGCGGTAAAAAGTCTATGTTAATAAATCCTTTTAATATATATTTAGATAACTATATATTAAATGGCAATACCATTATTAATATTTGAACCGTTAGATTTACCACCAGATATACATATTATTCTTGATGATAATTATAATTATTATATTTTTAATAAAATTACTGAAACAAAATCTACTTTTTTTACAATTCAACAAAATGATAAATTAGAATGTTATTTATTGGATAATTTTAATATAACAAATATAAAAGTTTTTGAACATATTAAATATATTGGTAATAATATTAATACTTTTTTATGGAAAATTTCAGATTGTAAATATGATAAAAGATATATAAAATTAGAAATAATTGAAAGACTAAGGTCTATACACGATGAAACTGATTTATTAAATTTACGAGAAATTATACGAAATATTA